TTAAACAGTGCGGATCTTATAAATCGGAATCGAAAGGTCAATGGCGTCCGGTGTGTACAATCCGACCGTGCGCTCAACGCAGCAGAATTTTCCGTCATCCCAAAGCTGCGCGGCAAACTCGCGAGCGTCGGAAATCTTCTCGAACACTCTCATGTGACTGACGGTCATTTTCTTATCATCAAACCAGATGACTACAGCATCGATACTGTCAAAGCTAGTAGGAACGTCCAAGTACTTTACAGTGCAATCCATCGCTAAACCACCAACTAAAAGACGTGATGGCAACGGATCGTGTAAGTATGCTTGATCGAGTAGCAGGACTCATCCTTAGAGAGCATCATCTTTGCGACCCATTCGCGTGCCTCACGCTCGGTGGCAAGGACGTTGGTCTCGTGGAGACCGTCAATCTCGAAGTGCTCGCCATCGTCATAAATGCGGATATTGGTGATGATGTAGCACTCACCGCTCTCGGTGATGCACGGACGCTTGCGAACGGTGTTGAGAGCGAAGATCTCTTCGTCGGTGATGCGCTTGATGTCAGTCATGATGTTCTCCCCCCCGGGATTGCAGGTGCCTCTTGCCCCTGTCGTTGTCTATATTATGCTACCTTTGGTAGCAGTACGCAAGTATAATTTTGGCCTTTTTTGCCAAAAAAATGCCCACCCCGGCAGAGCCGGAGTGGGCGAAGCGCTATTTGCGATTGATGAAAAGGCACATGGCGAGCACGCCGACAGCTGCGCCCAGCTGTGCACCTAAAAGCACCAGAATGATGTTACCTAGCATTTCTGCTCCTAACTAAGCTGCGTAGAGCTTACGCTTGATTGCCTGGGCGACCGCCCTGTTGGTGTCGGGGCCGTGGTAGCCATCGGCGCCGCACGATCCAACCGAGATGCCATGGTCCATAAGCCATTGCTGGTGCTTGTGGATGGTGCCGTTGGTCATCTGTCGAGCCTGGACACCGCCGACGACAGGATAGATGGCGCATCCGACCTTGCGCTGCAAGGCGAGCACCATGTCTGAGCCGACGCCCTTGCCGGTCTTGGTCCATTCGACGCAACCCTGGTCGACAGCCCAGAAAGATCGCTGGTTGCACTCCCACTGCCCGGATATAACGCCGTCAACGGTAGTGCCGAGCTGCTTTTGAATCGCGCGCGTGAACTTGGGGCCCCAGTAACGCACATCGCCGAGATCGGCGTCGGTGTTGTCGGCAACCTCGGTGTTAGTGCCCGAAAGCGTCTTGCCGTCGTTGAGCCAATAGAGCGTGCCATCCCACGGATAGGAATAGTACGCCTTGATGTTGGACTCGCGGGCGTTTTGGTCGCCCTTGGTGCCGGAGATGGTTCCCCTCTCAGAGATGGAGAACTGCGCCAAAAGGTCGCCGCGCATGGAGCCATAAGGCGAGATGCACACGGCGGTATGGCGCTTCTCATTGAGGTAGATATCGCCGCGTTGCGCTGACTTGACGCCCATTTTTCGCCAACCGAAAAGACCGGTCTTGAGCAGCTGCTCGCGCATGTTGCCGGTATACGTGGCACCAAAGGTATTAATGCCGACGGCGCGGAGTGCCATAATGACGGCAGACGAGCAGTCGCGATCGCCGCCGGCGATGGTCACAGTTGTGCCATCCGACAGCCTGATCGTCTCGGTCGTTCCATCGCCCATGCGGTTGTATTGCGAGTATCCATGGCCGGAGCCGCCGTCATGAGTGACAAGGTGCTCCATGACCTGCGCGAATGCCTCGCGCTGGGTAATTGCCATGGCTAATCCGCCTTGATATCGCCGAGCGCGAGCAGCGCATCGAGCCATTTGTCAGTGATTCCAACGCTCTTGAAAGCTGCGTAAGCTACCTGCACGCCGCCGACGCAAGCGAAGATTGATGTCACCCAGGCGCCTGGGTCAGTCGGCATCCCGCTTGCCATGGCGGTGAGGGCGCCGCACAGTGCGGAGACGGCAATGGCCGTCCAACGCGCAACGTTCCCAGTCATCGCCTTAGTCTTGATGGCCTGCACGATGTATGGCACCACGAGCACCGTGGCGACCGTGAGGCCCGCCTGAATCTCTGTCATTTCATAAACCTATCTCGTAGATTCTTTGTCGTAGAGCAAATCAACCCGGTCGCAGATGTGGTCGACCTTTTGCGCCATTCCCTGGCTGCGCGCCTGGCTGTGAACCAGATCCGAGTGGAGGACGTCATTTGACGCCACAACGGATTCCATTAGGGTTTTCATGGCCTCCATCAGCGAATTTGACCGCTCCATCTGGGCTGCAATCCGCCCCTCCATCTCCGACCGCTCGCGGTCGCGCTGGGCGCGCTCCTTCACCTCGTCTTGCTTGCGCTCCTCGCGCTTGATGTCGAGGGCGCTCTTGCGCTCGTTTTGGAGCTTGTACTCTTCGAGGAACTGTCGGCCAAAATAAAAGGCGATGAGTGCCAGCAGTACGCCGCCAAGCCACGCCGGACCATATGGGACGAAGAGCTTTAGCACTTCCATTCATTCACCCCCCTTGCCCCATCACGGCACTGGCGGGCAATCAGCCAGCGCAAAAGAAAAGGCCCCTTTCGGGGCCAGTCCTACTTTTCAAGAATCTTTTTGACGGATGCGCGCCAAAGGACGTTCACGTCCTCAATCTTCCAAGGCTCACCGGTCTTGGGGTTGATTGCCCCATCCTTGATGAGGGTCGCGTAGATTGCTGCCATTAGACTTCACCTCCCGCAGTTGCGATCATGTCGCCGAGTTCGGCGAGCGCCTGAAACGCCGTCTCAAGCTGCTTTCCGTTGTCGGCGACAGTCTGCTCAGTCGCACCGATGCGCTCGTCGACCGTGCGACCGCCTGCGATCTGCTGCTCGGCGATTGCATCGAAGTCGGCTTCGATTTCCTCAACGCTCGGCGTACCGATGCGCTGGAAAAACAGCGTGTTGCAGCGCCAAATCTTGTAGGGCGTGCCATCGGGACCGTTATCGACGGTGTCCTCGGTGATGTCCTTGCGGAGCCAGATGTTGGCGATGGGACCGTCCTGGATGACCGTCACCTTTGCGGGCTCGCGGTCGCAAAACTCAAGCTCGAATTGCATGAGAACTCCTAAATCTGTCGTGTCTAGCGATTACCTTTTTGGCTTGACGGCGTGCCGGACAGAGACCGTTGTCATCGCAGAATCTCTGACTGTCGGTGTGTTTGAACCAGCCGCAATAGGCGATCAAACGCCTCGCCAACCTCAGATTCGTCGGCTTTCGGCGGCATCGAAATAGCGCTCGACGCCCCTTGCGAAAGGTCTTGTCGCGGATGGTGATCCGCTTGCGCCTGACCACTGGACCGGCAATGTCCGTCGGCTCATCGTCGGTTGCCCTGCATACCTTCCACGGCTTGAGCTTTAGCCCAAACTCGGCCTTGAGGTACTTCGCAAGGTCACGCGCTGCGCACTTGAGATTTCTCTTGTCGCTGCCGAACAGCCAGATATCGTCGACGTACCATGCCTGATGCTCGACAAGCGCGACGCGCTTGCCGCGGCGAGTTTTGTGCATGTCCTCGACATGGTGGTAGCCGAAGCTCAGGATAAGCAGCGCCATCCTGAGCGAAAAATAGCTGCCGATCATCAAGTGACCGTCCGGATACGAGTCCATGATCGCCTTGGCGATACCGAGCACGACGCTCGAGCGCACATACTTCTCGAGCACGCGCATGACGTCGGCGCACCTCACGGACTCATAGCAGGATTTGACGTCGAGATGCACATGGTAGGCGCACTGATTGACCCACTTCTGCACCGTCGGTGCCGCGCGGAACTGTCCCATACCAGGTCTGTTGACCTGCCAGAATCCAGTTTTCGCGCGCATGAGCGAATCGACGGCGAGGTCGACGGTGTAGCCGCAGATCTGCTGCTTGACACCTTCGACGCCGATGTTGCGCAGCTTGCCGCCATCTTGCCTTGGCCTCGTGCTCAAGGGCTCGAATCGCAGCGTGCCGGCATTAGCCTCGGCTACGATCTCGGCGATGAGGGCATCGGGCGAGCCGTATTCCTTGTATACGCGCCATTCATTGGTCCGGCCTGATTCGCCGGACCGCCAATTCTCATAGGCCCTGCCGACAAGATCGGCATCGACGGCAAGGCCCTTGCAGTAACTTTTCATTCGACCAATTCAGCTCTCTGATTGCATTCCGAGCGGTCGGCAAAATGTCTACTGGCCCGGTGGTCTTATATGCCATTTCACTTGGTTAAGCCAGGCGAGCCCGATGCTTCCACCGGGTACGCTGCCGTGCGGGTTTTATGGGAGCTATCAATCAGATTCGCGCGAAGCGTTGTTCCACCTCGTCCTGCCGGGCCAGTTGTTAAGGTTCACGCGGCGCAAGCCAGCGTTGGAGCCGTTCCTGAGGTTGCCGAAAACCTGGACGAAAGGAATTTCACCTGCATGCACGGCAGGTCCCTGGGTCGTTTTTC